ATTCAGATTCCTTAGAGAAGGAAACTCTGGCAGCGTTTACCACTGAGAGGTCTGAACCCATGTGGTCTATCAGTGTTACTTCCATGTTAAACATCCTCCACATTACGATTCATATTATTCATGTTAACGCCTCCGTTGCTTTTGCATCAAAGCTATCTGTAAACCCCAGGCTGAACTTCTTCCCAAGGCAGAATTAGCCTGTTCTTTTTAAAGTCAGGGAACTCTTTGATTGGGTTCAGATAAGTAAGAATAATATCACACGCTTCCATTACACCTCCATCAGCGGTGTTCTTTTTAATCTGTTTTAGAAACGTGCAAGTCAGTGACTTTGCCATGTCTTCCTGCATCTCAACTACATATGATGTCATGTTTATGCTCCTATGTCTACTATCTCACACACTCCACCTGCACAGGCAAGCTCTTGTGATCCAGTGGTGGTGTCCTCCTTCTCATAGTCTTGTAACTCGTACCAGTCTATAGCAGGTGGCATCTTCTCTGTCAAGTCTTTAAACTCTTCCTTGTCTATGTCTTGGTAAGGGGCTTGCTTATAAGAGTGATCAGAGAAGGGGAGAAAAGATATACCAGAGAGAGAATCAAAGTGTTCCCAGCACCATGCCCCTACCTCTAACCACTCATGTTCCTTGACAGAGATGGTGACAGAGGGCTTGTGCTCACAGTAGTTGTCTGCAATCTTGAGCCAGAGTTCTAGCTGTTCCAGTGCTCCCATGTCATACCTGCAGATGGCACCCTCTGGACTCTTCATAGGGAAAGAGAACACAGTTACATTGTCAGGCGCTGTAAAGTCAGGCTCTGAGGGTACACCCTTGTCCTTCAGGAACATGGTCAGTGGGTCCTTGTTATCTCCTCTGACTGTCCTGATATAGTAAGGGTTGTGCCTTGCATGGATACCAGAGGCAGCGTCCACCAACTGAGACACAGTGCCAGAGGGTTTGACACAGGTGACAGCGGTGCTCTGGTTGATGCCTAGCTTCTCTGCAATTCTCTTGTTAGTCTTAACAGCTACGTCTCTCAGTTGTTGAAGAGCCTCTGGAGAAGCATCGTACACAGCGGGGCAGTCCATGATACCTGTCAGAGACACACCCAGTAGTCTCTCCTCCTCTGTGGTATCCTTCCAACGCTTACGCAGGTAGCCAAAGTCTGTCAGTGTAGACTGGAACGTACCCAGAATAGTGGCCAGTTTGATCTTGTGCTTCAGTGTGATTATGGTATCGTCTGCCCTGCAGATAACCTCTGACAGGTTACAGAACTGGTAAGGTCTAAGGATAATCTCACAACAGGGGTTGGTGCCAAACTCTATGGAGCCATCACGCCTACCGTTGGAAGCTGCCTTCACCTGTGCAGAGGCACGGTTAAAGATACCTCGCTCACCGCTCTTGCTCTCGTAGAGGGAGAGCCACTCCTTCATAAAGATACCCATGTCAGGGCGCTCTGTGTAGCAGACAGAGTTGTTGGACAGTGCTCTCTGTTGGTTGTCCACCCACCACTCACCTGACTTAGCCATACGCATACGCTCATCAGTGAGATTAGAGAGTGAGATCAGAGCAGACCTGCGTACCCCGCCTACCACCACCACTTGGCCTACCTTGCACATGATATCGTGACACTCTATGGAGGTAAGCTTTCTACCCTTGGCTTTTCTAAACGTCTGGATGGTGAAGTCAAACAGTTCTTCCAGAGGAGCAGGGCCAGAAGCCCTCCCTCCAAAAGTTTTAAGTCTGGCACCGGCAGGGCGTATCTTACTTATGTCTATCTTTGGTATACGGTTGGTGTACAGGAGAGAGATAAGGTCACGCAGTCCTCTGGCCCACCCTTCCTTTGAGTCAGCGACAGAGATAACATCGTCTGTCTTCTCAAAGTATTGGTCAGGTATGGTGGGTAGGTTGTTGATGTACTGGCGCTCAACAGAGAACCCAACCCCTGTGCCGTTCATCAGAATGTATAGGCACTCGTCAAAGGAACGGGGAGAATCAACAGGGAGGTAAGAACAGTTGTACCCTGCCACGTGCTCACGCTCCAGCGCAGGGCCAGCTGTCATCAGTGCTCTCATGGAACCTAGTACTTCTAAGTTTAGCATACCCCGCCGAATGAAAGATAACTCTGCGCCAAAGAGAGAGTAGGAATAGTTCTCTTTCAAATGCTTCTCCATAAAGGAGAGGTACCTGTCAATGGTTTCCTCCCACGTTTCTCTACGCCCCTCTTCCTCCAGCCATCTGGAGTAGCGAGACATATGAATAAAGCTTTGGTAGTTACTGGGTAGTGTAATCTGATTATCAAGCATCTGCTGAGTCTGGGCCATGTTCATCAATGATCTCCTCTAGGTCCTGTAAGAAGTATTCAAACTTCTTAACTAATATTTCATCTGCCCCGTCCCATACCTTGGCAACAGGCTCACCGTCAAACATAATAAATTCTTCTGTCAAATATAGTCGCGGGTCCATGTTGAATGTACCTCTTGTGAAAGAAGAACAGAGTCTTCTTCTGTGTTCATATCATACTCAAGCTGAAGGATCAAGTCTGCATAGTGTTTTACTTTAAGAATATCCAAGGCACCTTCCCCCTTGGTACGGTGGCGGGTAATATATTTTACTATGTTTCCCTCTAGGAATCCAAGCTTGTTGGCGTGAATATATTGAACAGGTTGAATTTTACATTCTTTATAGTGAGTACCACCCACCTGTTCTTCTGTTGCTTTCTTTGTCATGTGCTACCGTCTCCTCTTTTTCTTCAACCACTGTGATAGGTTCATGTAATATTGCATTGATTCTCTTGCGTATAAACGGAACTTCTTTTGTATCTATAACCTTTCTTGCGTAGGTTGTCAAGGCTTCTGGTTCAATTCCTGCAAGAAAACAAACCTCTTCCTTGTCCTCTGCTGTTACGCCTACGTCTGTGGTTAGCCAAGACCTAGCTCTCTCCCTGTTGACAGAAGTGTAGGTACTATCACCGGGGTGTAGTGGTTTAGTTGCGTCAAGCAGTTGCTGAAGAATGACACACAGAAATAGTACCCTCTCCGGTGAATGGTAATCGTGAACTCCCTCATCCAGTACAGACTCAATGGCAAAAGAGGAGCCTTCATAGCTACTCCCCCATGTCACTGGGATGTTCTCCTATTCTTTCTACCTTTACTATGTCCTTGTGTTTAGTCCTTTTATATTTATAATCTTTACCACGTCTTCTATCAAACACAGGCTCTCCTCCTAACAAATCTGAGAGAGCACCTTGACTATACCCGTTACTTTTTGCCCACCCACGAAGACTGTCAATGATAATTTCTCTACCAGTGTCAAAGGTAATTCTGTAGGGACCTTTAGACATGGCTACACTCTTTTTCTTTTTGTACTCAGGAGTATTGAAAGCAGAATTAGGATCAGCCCACTGAGCTTTAGTAGCTTCACTCCTTTTCTTTAGGTACTCAGGATTATGATATCTGTTTTTTATATACTCAGGGTCTTCCCACCTTTCCAAAGGAACATAGAACCTGACCCCTCCCACGTTCTTGTTATAGTATTCCTTCTGGTCTGTTCCCTCTAGCACAGCGGTGAGTACATGGTACTTCATCTGATAGTACTGCTCGTAGTAGTGCAGGCCTCGCTTGGTCTCGTACTCTTGTATGATCTCAAACTTAAAGTTTCTCTTCCCGATCTTCTCTATGTCAGCGCACAGTTCCTTGGAAGAAGAGGTGTATACTTTCCAGTTGGAAGGCTTGTACCTTTTCCTATGACGCATCTGCCAGTACTGCTTACACCCCACGTACTTCCTCTGGTTCTTCTTGTTGGTGATCAGGTAAACAAAACCAAAGTAGTGATCAGGGTCAGCGACCCGTGTCTTGTCATCTCTAAAAGTCCAGTGCATTTCGTTCATATCCTCCAGTGCTTGATCGTAGTCTTCTCCAAACCATACCTCATTACAAGTGTAACAGTAACCGTGGCTGTCATAGAAGACAAAACCATTGGGAGAGGAACAGAACTTACACTCTTGGTAAGACAGTATGATAGATTGATCTGGTCTAGGGGCGGCGCTCAAAAGAAATCCTCCTCTACTCTGGGTTCCCGCTGTACATGGGTGAAGTACTCAGGTCCTCGGGAGTAGTTGTACTTCCTGAGACCTTGTCCGTTGTTAGAATCTTCCCAGCACTTTGACTTGAAGTCACAGTACTTACAGTTGAACCCCAGCTTCCTGTTACCTGATGCTTCTTCTACCTCTGAGTAGCACCGGGCAGGGGGAAGATCATGGCGCATGATTTCTTTCAGGTATGTTATTCTCTGAACAGGGTCCACTCTGTCCAGCGGTACCTCTAGCAGGTTGAGGCCTCCTCCGCTCTTGTCAATGGACAGGAAGTAACCCTTCTCTTT